AGAACTCTTTGACTGAATCCCAAAGCTGTCTGGCAAACCAGCCACCCACGCCAATTGCTGTGGCGCCACCAAGGTTGATCATAAATTGAAAGTCCATGCTACGGCACCAGTTTGTTAAGAATTTCATCGTCATCCCCACGCAAAGCATTACGCTTTGCTGCACGGGTCTTTGGTCCTTGCTGTTTGCGTGATGTGTCTGGACGCATCTGGCGCAATTGTTCCTCTAACAAATCAATTGAACTCTTTACACGGTCACGGGCTTCGCTTGCTTGGCGCAACATCTCTGCGTTTTTGGCACTGTCTGCCCTTGCACCCATCATTTCAGGGCTACGCGCACGTTCTTGGATCTCAGCAAACGCTGCGTCTTTTTCACGCGCCGTTTTTAGAGTGTCCTCAACCCAATTGCGATCCATCATTTTATCGGCAATTGCTCGGTCGTTCAACGCTTTGAACCCTGGTGCCACTTCAGCCAAGTCTACGCGAGTCTTATCAAAAGCGACCTTTTCGGCGGCATCTAGCGTAAATCTTTGACCTGACGATATTTTGTTAATAGACGACCGCAAAGTATTTGTATAGTCTTGAAACGTCTCAGGCGTAGCACCGCGGATGCCTTGACTTGCTGGGCGAAGTTGACCAGTAATTGGGTCAAGGTCAAACAAAACCTCGCCAGAAGTTGGCGCTCTCCCGCGACCTTCAGCAGCCAAGCCTTCAGTCTCTGCCATCTGAGCCATGCGAGTGCGTCGTGCATCTTCTGCGCGCAGTCTGGCTGTGACATCTGCGGGGCTATCCATGCCAATCTGGCGTGGGCCGGCACTTGGTGACACAGGACGCACATCAGCAGGAACCTCACCACGACCAAACACAAAGTTAGGTCTGATCTCAGGCTCAACCAAAGCGTTAACTGGATTAAACGGCACGATGTTAGATTGACCAGGCTCGACGGGGCGAAGCATATTGACCGGCGGTGCTTCTGGACGATAGTCTTTAGGCACGGCACGTTTTGCCTGATACGAAGGCGACAAAATATTTTTAGCCGCAACGCGTCGAGCAATATCACTTAAAGCAGCGCCAGCAACAATACCGGCAACAGGGCCGCCCATAGCTGACCCAGCCAAAAATCCTGTCATTCCACCAATACCAGCGCGGGTAAACCTTGGAAGTGCTGTTTTAGCACTAGCGCCAATACGAGAGACTTCAGGATAGTTTGCTGCAATTTGTGCAAGATCAGCGGCGGTGCCAGACAAAGGTTTGCCTTCTGAGGCAAATTTTGCCAAAACCTGTGGGTCAATTTTACCTGTACCAAAATCAGTTGAGCGCTCCCAATCATACGTTTGCGCCATCTTTGTACGCGCTTTAATGAATGCGTCTCTTGCGCCAATATTTGTAATATTGTCGTCGATCATTTCTTCTAGCACTCTAGCTGCATTCATTTTTGCATCAGCAGCAGCACGGGCAGACGGATCAATTGGTGTGCCAGCTTTGTCAGCACGATAGACGTTTTGCGCTTCTTGGCGCATTTGCTGAATACTTTTTAGCAGTTTTGCGCCGTTACCGCCTTCAGCTAATTGATTTTTTAAGTTAGAAAGGTAAGCGTTAGTAGTGGCAGCTTGACCTGTGTCGCCAAACAATGGCGTAACTTGAAGTTCATCTAACTTTTGGAAAGCATTTGCAGGCACTCGAATGCTTGGAATCTCTGCAACAACCTTATAAGGTCCGGCGATGTCATCGCGCGCACGAATATCATCAAACACTTTTGGACTAGTTAATTGTGTTTCTGGGCCAAGGCCTAATTCTTTTTTGGCTACCGCAGTCCACTTTGGTTCGTTTGCAGAGGACAATTTAAAATCTAATTCTCCCTCTCCAACCAATGCTGATCGCACTCTGTTAGCAGCTGTTGGATTTGACACAGCGGGATCAAGCGCAATCCCATATTTTTGAGCAAGTTTAGCCGCATCAATTTGTGGCCCACGGGCATAACTATCAGCAATCTTTGTTTCTTTTGATGCCTTAACAGAAGGAATTTCACCAATTGCTTGTTTTAATACGCCCGCTTCAGTACGGGCGATATTGCCGGCTTGACGCAATGCAGCAGGAGCAAGCGCAGCAGCAGTTGCACCTTGCGAAAAAGGTATAGCCTGAAATGGTTCTGTGACTTCACCAATGGTTTGCATTGATGCTTGACCGCCGCGAGTCTGTGGCTGGTACGTCAATGCCTGCTGGACACGCCCAGCCAATTCTTGGCCTTGGCGAACGCCTTCTTGCGTTCCATATTGACCACCAGTAAGCGAACGACCAACGCCTGCAATTGCCGCAACAGGTGCAGCAATCATGCCTGTACCAAGCGCAAGAGGTGTTTCAACAATACCACCCAATACGTCGCGCATACCTGTGCGTTCACCAGGCATCGCGTCTGGCTGACGAATGACTTGACCCTGTGCATTAACTTGTGGAACTGCGCTGCCGTAGCCTGTTGTACTTAAAAAAGCATCAGGGTCAAACGCCGGTGGCGGTGCTGTTTGTTTAAGAAATGCATCTGGGTCAAACGCAGTAGCCATTATTGCACTCCAAGTCTTTGTTTGATTTGAGCCGCTCTTGGATCATTTGCATTTGAATTTGCCCATTCTAATGCTTGTTGTTCTTGTGGGCTATAACTTCTTGCACCACTGCTTGGCGCAGCGCCAAAGCCTTCTCGTGCCATATCTGTGCTTACAAACTGATCTCTACGTTCTTTCATTAAACGCAAGATTTCTTTGCCTGCCTCCTGCCTGATTTCAACGGGCAAATTAGGATTAGCTAACTGACCAGCGGCTTCTTTGTATGATTGTGTATCTTTATCAGACTGTGGTCCTTCAAAACGAGGAACCATTTTAAGAACCATATCAGCAATTGGCGCAAGCTTTGCGGCTGCAATTGCACCTTTTGGAGCGTTGCCAACAAACCCTGCGGCGACATCATACGCACGACCTATGCCGCTACCCGTAGATTGACTAATTAACCCACCTGGCTTAACAGCGCTTTCAAGATTTGTAATTGCTAAACCAAGATCTCTAACTTGTTGCGCTTGCAATCTAGCAGCTTTTTCTGCGTCAGGAGTTGCAGGCTGCATTCCTACAGCCTCTTGTGGGGTAACTAATACAGCTTTATTATCTTTCATTACGGCAACAGGCTGACGAATTGGAACTTTAGGTCTAGGAATGTTATTTTGCGCTTCCATAGCCAAGGCATTAGCAACGGTTGGCCCTGCGCCTTGTGAAGGTGCACTAGGTGCTAACGCGTTAACTGAAGGTCGTTGAGTAACAAAAGCGTTTGCGGCGGCAGGCGGCAGTGGGGCTGCGGCAGGAGGAGCGGCGTCTGGACCGCGCATAGTGCCGTATCCTTCGACACGGTAAAGATTTCCGTAAGGATCTTTTCGTATAAATCCATCAGAACCTTCAATAACGTCTTGTCTTGCTTTATCAAAAGCAAGTCTGTTTGCCGCGGTATTAGCAGCCATTCCGGCTGTTGCAAGGCTAGTTCTAGAGCTTAATTGAGCATCCGCAGATTGAAAAAGTCTATCTGATGTTAAACCAAGATTTCGTTTGTAATCTTCAAATTCTTTTGGGTTTGTTGGTATTGCTGCAATTGCTTTGTCAAGCGGCGCTAACTTTGCTAACAATGCACCACCAGGAGTGCTGTACGCGCCCTTAAGAAACTCAACCATTCCTTCTGGTGAATTGACTAAGCTTACGTTATCTTTAATAGTTTTAAGCGATTTGGTTTGCGTTTCAACATCACGCGCCGACATCTCTGATTGGCCTTTAAGAATCTGCATACCCATTTTAGGGTTTGCAGCCATCAAGGCGCGAACACCTTCGGGGGTCGTAGCGTCGCCACCTTTAGTATAAAAGTCACGCAGTGCTTCGCCGCCCTGCACATCTTGAGCCGCCGCTTTAAGCGCAAGCATCTGCCCCATCTGACCAAGGAAATTGACCGGTGCTGGTGTCTGCGCGCCCAGTGCGATATTTGGATTAACTGGCATCTTAGTTCCTTACGGTTTTCCAGGGAACACACGGTTCATTAACTGGTTCTGGTAGTACATATTGGACAAGTTGCCAATCGTGCCGCCAATTGCATTAGCTTGACCAACGTATCCAGAAGCGCGCGCGTTAGCTGCGCCTTGATACGCCTCGCCTGCTTGACCGGCGTAATTCATCCCTAGATTACTGAGTGTGTTAGCAGTAGACTGACCTTGACCGGCCATTGCTTGGAATGGGTTTAACGTGCCTGTACGCTCGGCTTGGTAACGATTAAAGGCATTGGTGTACTCTTGCGACGCCATGTCTTGACCGTAGCGCTGAATGCCTTTCAAAGTGCCCCCAGACAAAAGGCCTCCTCTGGCAGCAGCGCTACGTTCAAGTCCTTTCATGCCTTCAGCTAGGCGGAATTGGTAACCTGGGTCCATGCCCTTGGCAAACATTTCAGGCGTATATTCAGCCGTGGCATATTTACCAAACATCGGGTCAGCAGCATTGCCGCCAGTCATTCTAAACTTTTCGCGGTCAGGCGCAATAATTCCAGCACGGGCTGCGTTATATGCGCTTTGGTCAAACGTGCCACCGGTACCTTCTTGGTAGTAGCCCATACTGTCAGACTCACCACCGCTGCTGCCTACATAGCCTCCGGCTGTGCCACCTGACATATACTGGGACGGATCAATTGCGGATAGACGCGCGTTGTAGTCGGCAAGCGCTTTGTTGTACGCTGTGTCATCGTACTGACCTTCACCGCCCAAACCAAGCAACGTCATCAATCGGTTTTGACCAAGCAGCCCCGCTTGGCGAAATGGTTCTTGCAGTTCAACGCTGCGCTCAAACTGTTCACGTTGAAGTTCTGCCGCGCGGTCTGCGGCAGCAGCTTGTGTGCTAGCTGCTTTTCCTGCTGCGCCTGCGGATAACGCTCCGCCTACAACGGTAGCACCGGCTACGGCAACCATTCCCCAAGTCATAATGCTTCCCCTATTTTCATTACTTTGTCAAAAGAAGCAACTAAGCCCATTTCATTGTAGCTTGGCGCAATAACTTCTGACTCAATTTTACTTAAATTTTCTTCACCTTCAAACTCTGTCAGGTGAACCGTTGTCCAAAGCGTGTCTTCTTCTGCGTAGACGGCGCGTTTAAGCCCGACTTCGGAGATAAACGTGCAAGGCGCTTCTAAATGCTTCTGCCCAAATTCCGTAAATACGGTTACTTTGCCCTTAGAGATAAAATTCAAATGCTGGTGGCGGTGAATTTTCCCTATGATTAGCGTTCCTTTTGGGATAAGCATCTCACGGGCATAAGTGCAACAACCGTACTTTTCATCTTTTGGCGTAAAGTAATGCTTAAGAGTACAGTCTTCTAGCGTAGATTCAACTGCGCCGTCATCAATTAACTTTTGCAATCCGTCTTGAACTGTCAAAATATCTTGGCGAAACTTAACTTTCACCGGCGTATTTTGAAATAATACAGGATCATAAGTTACGTTCATATACTATTCCAAAAGCAATATGTTATTTGGCGTGTACTGAGTCATAATCCAATTAGTGCCATCACATACCAAAGTTGCGTTGTCGCCAGCCTGATTGGCAAGAATTGCCGTTGACGCTGCCCCGCCTGCTTTTGGTACCACGTTACTCGACGCAGAGACAAGAAACTGACTTTGGTAATTCTGGAAATACAAGACGCGACCAGTATTGGCAGCAGGCGACGGGAGCGTTACTGTACACGTTGACCCAGACTTGTTATTGATGATCCAAGTGTCAGTTGACGCAACGCTAAAGTCTGCCACCTTAGTGACCGGTGCAGACGTTACAGTTACACCGCTAGTCGCAATCGTAACGGCACCAGGTCCGTTAGAAATTGAAATACCCGCACCAGCCGTTAAGGTACTCTTAGTTAAAGTATTACCTGTGTTGTTTCCGATCAATAATTGACCGTCTGTATAAGTGCTTTGTCCTGTACCGCCTCGCACAACACCTAACGTGCCGCTAGCAATCTGTGAGGCGTCAATTGCAATCGCCGTGTCGGTTGCTGCCGTCAGTTGACCTTGATCGTTTACAGTAAATTCTGCTACCGAGGACGCAGAGCCATAAGAACCGGCAACCACGCCGGTATCGTCGATTCCAACCGTAAGAGAGCCGTCGCCATTAATGCGGAAAAGCCCTACGCCTGCCGTTAGGTCTGTGACCGTATAAGTGCCGCTAGCGTTACCAATTAAGATTTGTCCGATTAACGGAACAGTGGAAGTACCTGTACCGCCTGAATCTGGGGGGATAACGCCCGTGCCGCCGCCTAATATCTGGAATTGGTTAAAGAAAAACCGATACCATTCACGCGCAATCATCCCCGTGCGCGCATCGACAAGCGGTACTCGCGGCGGGATAATCTCGGTGATATTAGGCATTTGTACCGCTCAGTATTAATTCAGCGCCCATGATGCTGATCTTAACTGGATCAGTACCTGACACCTCATACACGCGATCACGCAACTTGAGCGTCATACCCAGACGACGCCAGATAGTACGTTTTTGATATACGCCAATCTTGCCAAGTGATTTCCAATGCTCGTTAGACCAAGTGTGACCACCGTCATCCGAAAAGCGCAACATAACTTGCGGATCGCTACCTTGAGTGATGGGTGTCATTTCATCAGAAATTAAATACTCACCATTCTCTGTAACTAGATAATCACCATTCTCAGTCTGAAGGTAGATAGTTTCTTGGTCTGTATACCCAGTTAACCCAACACCCGTCTCGCAGTCTAGCTGCATTGAGTGCTGTGTTGTGCGCTTTAAGTTGTTCTGACCCGTTGGTAGCGCGCGCCATGAACGCAGCCATTTCTGGATTTGCCCGTTGTCAGCAAAGAAATCTAAATCAAAAGCGTAGATGTTACCGTTCTGGTAGTCACCAACAATCTCGCTATTGTTGTACGCCATTTGGCAATTAGAGCGATGACGAGTAAAGTCGCCATTTTCAAACCCTGCACGTTCATGCCAAGCCTGCGTTGCTACGTCGTACACCCAAGTCGTGTTTGCACTAGGGAAAATCAGGACGTAAAACGAATGCCCGTCTTGCTGATATGTGTACGCAATTGCGTCCGAGATGTTGCCATATTGCTGGATTTGCCACTCGACAGCGTGGGTAGATATGCGTTGCCCAGTGTAACCATTGGCACGATAGACAATACCCTGTCCACGGGCGTCAGAACCTAGCCAGAACAGCCCGTTGTCCAATTTGGCTACTGAGTATGCCGCCGCGCATCCGAGTTCGTTAAACGCGCCCTGAATGCGAACTAGGGGGAAGTCTGCTATCCCTGCGTCGTACCAGACCTCAACCGAATCAGTGCCAAACAGCCACAACTCACGGTGATCGACAATAAGCGACACCAAGCCGTCAGATGAGCCTTCAGCGCTAGCAAAGTCAAGAGGGTCAACCTGTGTACCGTCCAGAAGCTGCGTGATGTAGAACTTCTGGCTGTTTGGTGGGTTAAAGACAAAGTAGCTGTTTAAGTAACCAACAGTCACCGCACCAGGGAAGTCAGGATCAGTAATCTCTGCAAACACGTTAGTGCTTGTGTTAAAGATGTAGCCCTTGGGGTTGGTAGCGATAAAGATTTGATTGCCGTTGTCTGCCATTGACACAGCACCCGTACCACTTACGGTACCGCGCAAAGTAGCTGTGTAGCTGCTGTTAATTTCGTAAAACTCATTGCCAGACACTACAAATGCCCGTGTTGGGTCAGCCTTTAACACCCATAACCCACGCACCGGTCCAATTCCAACAGTGGCTAGAAACTTGAGCGCAGGCGCGCGGTTCAGAAACGCTGGCTCTTTACCGCCCTCCGGAATGATCTCAGGGAACAGATTTACCATTCGATTGTCGGCTGCGTTAACGCTACGGGCAACGTACGCCGATCCTAAGATAGGCGTCTTCATTAGTAGTTACCGGCAAAGATATTGAAGCGTTGACGCGTTGCAACAATCGAGTAAGGCATGGACATAATGTCGTCAGGATTGTTGATGCGCTTCAAGTTGCGCTTGGAGGTCATCGCAACTCGCATGACCGTAGGCGATGGCTCGACACCAAACTCAGGCGCAATCTCACACGCTAGGCAGTAGCGAAACGCACGAAGATAGCCTGGTGGAAACGCCAAGACAGTCGCCAAATTAGCGGGTGTTGTCAATGGTCTGACCGACACAATGTGGAACTCTAGCACCTTGGTAGGCACTGGATACACTGCCATATAAATGTCTGGATATTCCATGTTGACCCACATTACCTGTGGGTAGGTGGAGGTCACGGTCTTAACAGCAATACCGTTGTACTGTTGCTGATTAATCAGTTTGATGCCGTAGGAGATGCCAGACGCAGGGTCACGGAAGTATGTGGAGTCGTCAACTAGGATTGGGCGTTCACCCACAAAGTCACCGGTCGGGCCAAGGGTGCGGGAGATAGCACCAGGAGGCCACGAAAACACTTGGTCTTGGGTCGAAAACACAGCCAATCGCTCAGTACTCCATGAGTCGATCATCTGGTTTAACGCAACAAGTGCGTCTTGCGATGTAGCCGCCGAGGGTGTTTCACCTTCAGCCAACACGCCGAGTAAGCGCAAAGCGCCGTTAATCTGGTCATTGGCTGTTGTGGCCATGTTTACTCCGTAGTTTTACGACGACGTTTTAGCGCGTTAGTTGGCTCCGCTACTTCTACTTCAGGCGTATCGGGATTGTACCGCACCCAGCCGTTTTGTTCATCATGTTCAGCTTCCAATTCCATATTGGCAATTTTATTACCGTGAATTGGA